CGTCCTATACATGGACTCCGAAATGGCAAAGTCTTTGTTTTTTCCTGTGTTTTGCACAAAGCCAAAGCGCTTGTAAAACTCTTTTAGCTTCTCCTTGTTGCCACCAAAGTCTGCTGATGGCGATAGCGTTACGGTTGCACCAATGTCATCGGCTTGTTTAACAAGGTCGTTCATGACCTGCGTTCCGATTCCTTGATTGCGCTGCTCCTTTGGAACAACCATTTTGCCGAGATAAAGCGTGTTATCACCAGCAACTGAAATATCGACATTTGGATATTTGGCCCGCAGTGAGTCAGTGATTGCATCACCAACCCTTGCAGTTTTTATTGTCTTTGAAACCGTTGCTGGCAAGCCAAGCACCGGGATCATTGATAGGCCCTGACCAATCTTTTGCAAGTCTGTTGATCCAGCGCCGGACATGTAGCCCTCAGCAAACTCACCGACGCCGGATGCTATGCGCCCAGCCGGACTTTCTTGTATGGCTGCAAGAGCCTGCTGAATATCTTGTGCGCCTTCACCATAGCCTGGTAGCGATGATGCGCCGCGAGATTTGGCAGCAAATTGATTGAGGGGGCTTCCACCGTCTTGCATGTTGACGCCATACAAAGTTTCAAGCAGTCGTTTGGGATTGGGCATCATCGGCCTCCGTTTGCGCGGGATGATAACCCTTTGCGGTTAGCTTGCATACGGATTAGTCCTCACAACGCCAGCATCAATGTAGTCCTCGGGATCGTAATCATCGGGTGGCAAGGGGTCGATGTTGAGCCAGCCAGCATCACGCAAGTACCTGAGTGCCTGGCTGAAGGCATCCACGAAATCATCATGGTCCGTGGTTGGGAAGCTACAGATCTGCGTGACCATGGATTCAGCCCAGTCACGGACATAGCCTGATCTGTTGCTCGATTCAGGCACATAAACTCTTCCGGCCTTCACGATGTTGGCCACAATCGATAAGCGTTGGATCTTGTCAGCCTTACCCGGATTGTAGCTACGCACGGGCACATGAGCACGCTGCAAGTCTTGGATGAGCACGATACCCGCGGCTTTGTCCTCGACCAGGACCAGGTCAACTTTCTTGGCGGTCTTGCCCTCGCCAAACACAATGTCATATTCCTCGATGACCTTGGGCTTAAGATCTGGGTACTGCAGCCTGTCCTGCCAGGCATCAATGATCAAGACGCACATGGACCCGTCAGTGGGCTTGAAGACGCCAAACGTGATCGAGGCCGTGGGATCGTTGACCGTCTTTTCCGTGTACGCACAATCATAGCTCTGAATCACATACTCAAGCTTGGGCAGTTCTTTGCCAGCAGGCCAAAGCTTGAACCAATCCCTGGAGACAATGCCGCCTTCTTCAGGATCAATAATCTCGGCGTGAATCTCCTGGCGGCCAAGCTTGGTGCCCTCGTATTGCAGGATCTGGCGCTTGAAGTTCTCTGACAGGTTGTCTAAGTTGCTGTAAGTGCTGGCTGTGGTCAGCACGACATCATCACCCTCACGGCCAATCAGGTCGATGATTAATTCCTTGGGCTTGGGTGTCGTGGTGCAGATCAGCCTGGTCTTCATGTCCTCCAACTTTAGTCGCATGCCAAACTGGATCTGGTCCCAAGCCTCCTGAACATACTCCCATGCTGCTAGCTCATCGAGCCAGCCACCATGAAATTGTGGGCCTCGGAAGCGCTCAGGTTCACTAGCTGGGATGCCCTTGATCAATGAGCCATTGGTCAGCTTGATCTCATGCAAGGCCTTGTTGTAATCAGCGATCAGGACGGGCGGAATCACGCTCAGGAGGCCCGAATCACCCTCGAAGCATGTACTCCTAACATCCGATGACGTTGGCGCTGCTACGAGCCATCTAGTGGCTTTATAGGACCATGCCCACCAGCCAATCTGTTCTGCGGCTGTCCTGGTCTTGCCTGCTCCCCTTCCTGCAAGCATGAGCCATATGGACCACCAGTCGCCATGCGGCAGGATCTGGTGCTTGAGCGCTCGTGTGAGCCACATCATGCGCCAGGCCCAAGCAGCAGCAGCCTGTGGCTCTAGCCTGGTGTACTGCTCGCGGATCGCTGGATCTTTGAGCAAGGCCTCGAGGTCACTTGTCCCCAAGCTGGCGCTTCGCTTCGAGGTTCTTCAGCATGGCATCAAAGATGCTGATGTCAGCCTTCAATTCAACGGGATTGTCAGCGTCACCAGCATGAGTGAGGCGCTCGCCGTACTTCTTCGGGTTCCACTTGGCCAGCAACTTGAGGCGCGTCTCAATCTGAAGCTTGCGGTGGCCGAGCATGTCTTCCCTGGTAACGACAATGCCATCTTCAGACTCAACTTGCTTGGTGCCCCACTTGGGCGTGTCGGCTAGCTCAAGGCACTCCTCGGCCATCTTGTCATAGCCAATTTCGCGTGCGCGTGCGATGGCTGCGGAAAGACCGACGCCTTGCGCACCCAAAGCATCATCCCTGTACATCCAGTCATAAATGGTTCGCCACTCAGGCATCTTTTCATCTCTGCATATCTGCCTTAATGGTTCAGCGTTACTTAAGCGCTCCACAATCTCTTGGGCGATTTCAGGGGTGTATTTACTGGGGCGGCCAGTTTTCTTGGGCGCGGCCTCGGTTTTGGGTTTCGCGGTCTTGCTCATCACATCTTCCAGTGACATATTGGTCCGCTGATGATAGGGTTTTGGCTGGATTGTGGCAATTGTTTGTGCGGCGAAGGAGCCAATCACAATCATAACTGCTTGATTTTACTACGCTTTGCACAAAAAAAGAACCCCCAATTGCTGGGGGTCAACTCTACGGGGAAGTGCAGAGGATTTCAGGAGAACCACAGGAAACAGCCCTCAGTCTAAATCCTCCTCATCATCTTGGCAATCACGTTCTGCAAGCTCACGCTCACGGTCATATTCGTACAGTTGCCGATCAAGCCATGCGTCATAATCCATTTGTTTACTCCTGGCTGAGAAATCGATTAAGGGCATCGCGCAGTTCGATGACTTTTTCACGGGGCACAGATGCTGCTGCATAGGCACCGATCTTCCACAGTGAAAAATGAAGACCGTCATCATGATCGCTAACTGTGATGCGGTTGTAGTCCTCAAGTTCAATTTGTGCTTCAAATTCTTTGCTCATGGTGTTTGCTCCAAGTGGTGGGGCCGTAGCCCCTGGGTTTAATTACGCTGCTAAAGGATCGAAGACTGCACAGTTGCTGTAATCACCAATGACACGCACGGCGTACTGTTTGCCATCAATGATCACGATGTCGCCATGGCGCACTGGCTCGTTGTTGTTGAGGCGATTACGCTCTGCAACATCCTTGGCACTGTAGTGCGACTGAAGCGATGCGCCATGCTGCAAGGCCCAGAGGATGCCATCACCACGAACTTTGTAATCCTTGCGTACCGAGCACTTCACGCGAATGGTGCCGCGGCGCTTCTGAAGTTCAATTGCAAAGGTGTTGTCTTGATCGAGTGTCTCGGTAACGATGTTGAGTTTTTGCATGATGTTTACTCTCTTAGGGTTTGCTATAAAATTTACGTTGTTTGCTACTGAGACTTAACTGTACTCTCATTTAATCCACTTGTGTAGACACTTTCCATCCGTCCGACAAGTGGTCGTGATAAGCCACTAAGCGGCGGGTGACATGCAGCAGTTCAGCCTCATCCACCTGGTAATGCTTGGTAAATGCTTTGACGCCCATGTGATGAATGCCAATGTCGCCTCGGTGGTGGTTGAAACATAACGGAATTGCGTCATAGTGTGATGCTCTCTGTCCCATGCCCGTGCCCTTCCTCGGATGGTGAATCTCTGCTGGTGTGCCAGGCGTGCCCTGCAAGTGACACAGCACACAGCCAATCGCAGCCACTTTATCGAGGTGCTTTTTCTCTTCGTTGGTCATAGCGCTTTGCGTATCTGCTCGGCATGCTCAATGCCCCAACCACGGCCTTGTGATTGTGCGATCTTGGCGGCGTAGGCCAGACCTGCTCGAAAGCCAGCCTGCCAACCTGAGACATAAGAATCTGAATGCCATTCATCTCCAGCCGTTTTGATGAAGCTGGTTAAATCATCAATCATCTGTTCGGTGCGGCCTTCATTGCTCATCAGATCGTGGCCTTGCCTTCGTTCCTGAGGTTCGCTTGTTCCGTTCTCCAAATATCGACTCTGGCCTGTGCTGCAATCAGATCCCATCTCAATTTCTCCTCAATGGCTACGGCCTCCTTAAGGCCTTTAAGCAGTTCAACATACTCAGCATGAGCGTAAGCGTCACGCTCTTGTGCTCCAAGTGCGCCTTCAATGGATTGCTTCATCAGCAACGCCTTTTTGCTCTTCCGGAATTCTTCAAGAAAGACGCGCTGTGCTTTGGCATCAGCAAATTGTTTTGCATGTTTGATGATGTAATCAACTGCGTCGTGTGGATCATGCTTCATACACTCTCACTTTCACCATTCCGGCAATCATTGGGTTGCGATAGATCCTCAGGTCCGAGATCTGACTGTCGTCTTTCCAAACTTCCGCGTGCGTCAGACTGTCCAGCAGAGACTTGAGTAAGTTGTCCAAATCGCGCTTGCGTCGGTCCGGTGGATACACCTCAATCTCGACTCTCAAATCCCCTTCAAGCGCGTAAGTCTTCACCCCATGTTCCATGAGACACAAGTTCACTGCCTTGCGATAGGCCTGACCCGCTTGCGAAATGTAAACGGTGGCGAGCTTGCCACGCACGACATGCCGCCAGTAAGTGTTGACGGTTGGTGGCCACGGTAACGTAGCCTCAAAAGATAATTGGGTTTCCATAACTTTGATCCACGAATTGTTGTGAGTTCTTGTCAAACCAAAGTCGCACGATGCCCTCGAACTCGCCATTACGTTGCTTTTCAATCGCTAAAAATGCGTCAGGAATTGACTGGTCAACAACATGGCCAGCCTCAAGTTCGCGCTCCTTCTTTTTGTTGCGGTGCATCAGGATCACGTTATCCACCTGGTCAGCTACTGATCCCGAGCCTTTGAGGTCCATCTTAGTGGGCGCGTTCTCATCGTTTTGCTGTTTGCGTATGTGATGCACCAGGTGGATGTGCGTGTCATAGTCTCTAGCCAGCGTGCATAGTTGGTCCACGAAGTTCTTCTGGCCGTTGTAGTCATCTTCATCACGCAGGCATTTCATGAGCGAGTCGATCAGGTAGTGCTTGCAATCCAGCTTCGCAGCGGCGTAGGAACCAACCCCTAGAACCTGCCCAGGGCTTACAGTGCCCTGCTGGTCATAAAACCACATCCGATCACCAACCCACGCCTTAAAGGCCTCGTAATCGGCCAGAATGGGGTCTCTACGCCTGGACCATTGCCTGACCATGCGTTGCAGAGTACGCAAGGGCTTCATCTCAAAGCTTGCAATCACAACGCGCTGGCCTTGAGCAATCAGGCTTAAGGCAATCATGCCTGTCAGCATGGACTTGCCTGATCCATTGGTGCCTGCATAAACCGTAACTTCAGCAGGCCGATACTCAAAGAGGCCTAGCGTCTTACCCCAAGGCATCGTCACGGGTTTGGTTGTAGTCGGGTTCTTAACTTCGTCAATGAGTTGATCCATGCAATCAGCCGCGGACCTAACCCGCACCTGAGCTTCCATCGAGTCATACCAGGCTTGAAAATCAATAT